ACATTGGAATAACAATCAACTTGAAAATAATATTATAATTGAAAAAGTAGAAGCCACATATAATGGAGGATATACTTATTCATGTCATGATAAGTTGATGATGGAACATTGCAAACCTAAATGTACATACTATAAAAGAAAAGATTATGTAGTAGATGTCCTTGTTTCAGATGATTTACAAAAAGATCTAGAATCAAGAATGACAGCAGACTATCATGGTAGATCTATAGACATTGGAAAAATGTTTGGATTCGATGAAGTAGATTGTATGTTATATCCAGGTGAGTTAATGACAATATTTGGTCCAACTGGATCGAATAAAACAGCATTGTCCCAAAACCTAGCATTAGGTTATGATGCAGCAGAAGATGTTATAAGAAAAGAATGGCAAATTCCAACATTATACCTATCTCTAGAATTAAGTGGATGGTTGATGCATAGAAGAAATTTACAAATAGTAGCTAATCAGAATAAGCAAAGAGTAAATAAAAACTTCAAGCAACTATATCGTCACTATCAAGATGAACTACAGCATTTAAAAATTCAAACTGTTAGTCCAACACTTGAGCAAATTCAAGATAAGGTCAGAGAATTGCAGCCATCTTTATTAATTGTAGATTATATTGATTTAGTAGAGACACCACCAACTGTTAGAGGAGAATATGAGCAAATTAAATATATTTCTCATAGATTATCCAGTATGGCAGTAAATATGGATGTAGCTATTATACAAGTTAGTCAGGTTAATAGAGATTATTCTAAAACACAGGTTATGGATCTATACGCAGGTAAGGGAAGTGGTGCAATAGAAAATGCATCAAGAAAAGTACTGGGAATAACTGGTAAAGCTGATAGTACAGCTAAGTCAGTAGAAATGTACAAGAATAGTGATGGTGACTTGTTTAATGTAAAATTAGAATGGACACCTTCATTTAGATTAAGGAGAGTAAATGAAAACAGCTAGAGAATTAATTGGAGAGCTGGTAAATGTCAATTATGCTTTGACAAACGAATCCTATGAAAAAGAATCAATGGAAAATGATCAAAGATTGGAAGAGCTGTCTATAAAGCAGCATAACATAGAATCAGAGATAAAAGATAAAGTTAAAAACATAGATTCTTTTATGCTTGATCTTAATAGAAGAGAGCATGTTGTGGATGCAAATATAGAAGCAATGAAAGAAGAGATTGATAGGTTACAAGCAAGGAAAAAAGCTTTAGAACAATCAAAGAAATTCTTTAATAAATTTCTCTTGCCTATAATAATAAAAGAAGCAGGAGATGAAAATGGAGTCTATGAAACGGATACGGCTAGATATAAGCTGTATCAAACATGGGGACCATTAGAACTGACAGGAGATCAGATAGACGATCAGTATATGTATACTAGAACTACAGAAGTTATTGATCGACAAAAAGCCAGAGCTGATGCAATAGCGGCAAGCGAAAAAGGAGAAGACCTACCAACTGGCTTTAAGATTAAAAAGGTTGATAGAATCAGGAGATCATAATGAGGGCAAAACCTAGTGAAAAAGGAATGTTCGATTTTTATATAGACAGAAGTGAAGCAGGTCGTGCAGTATATCTAACATTATTCTGGGTTATCACTCTAGGAGTAAGATTACCAGTTTTCGAAACTGGATGGAGAAGACATAGAGGGTTTTCTATTGTTCTAAGTTTTGGAAGAGTTTATTTATCGTTAAATTCATCTTACGCTACACATGATAAAGTAGTAGTAGATAAAGAACTAAATAAATTGGTTAATCTCAAAGAATTTCACGGATAAATGTACAAGAAAGAACACTTTTTAAAAATAATGGAGCCAGTTCATGGAACTTGGTCTAAAAAGGCATATTCAAAATTATCAAGGAAAATGTCTACATTAGTAGGAAGTTTAAAAAGGCGTTCTTTAGAGTATGAAGTGAAATTTAGAATAACATCAAATCAAATAAGAACTATGTTTTATAAATCATATAACAAGCCTTGTAAATATTGTGAGGTCCCATTAAACTTAAGGAATATAGCTTGTGATCATATAGTTCCTCTTTCAAAAGGAGGAGATTCAGTTGTAAAAAATCTGCAGCTTATATGTAAAAGTTGTAATACAAGAAAAGGTCCTTTAGATGAAGAAGACTTCGTAACATTAATGATGCTTGTTAATGATTTACCAGATGAAATCAGTTCTTATGTAAAAAGAAAATTAGCAAAGGGAGGTAGATATTAAAATAGAGAAACATGAAGCTGAAGAAATTTTAGTTTCAGTTAAATCAGAAAAAGAAAGAGTATCTAAAGACTTGAAAGAGTTAAATAGAAGATACCAAACTTTAGAACGCCTGGAAAAGAAATTAATTCAAGGCGAATAATCATTAAGGCTCAGGACACAATACTTATCTTTTTAGAGTTATTTGAACATTAGGTGTAATAATTTTAAATAAATCTAGGCGGGTAATGCGTGGCTTGGTTTGGCGACCCTGAGCCTTAAAATTCTAGGGCACTAACGAGCAAATGCGTAGGTTTCTAATAGGTTTATGCATGACCTACCCCTTCTTTGCCTACGCTGCCCTAGATTAACCATATAGGAGATAAAAATATGCCATTTCCAATGATGCCTGAAAAGGGAAAATTTAAAAGCGATGCTTATAAAACATATAAGCAAAGAAATGATAATAGAATAGATCTAGCTCAAAAGATGCTAGAAAAACATCTTCAGAATAAAAATTATTGGTTTCAAAGATTTGGTTGGGATGAGAAAGATAAAAGAATCCCTTATGTTATTTGGAATGAATTTCCAGATTTCATAAAAAGCATGCCTGATACTGTAATAATACATCCACAATTTGGATTTTGTTTTATAGAATCAAAAGGTTGTAGAGAATACTTGGGGATAAAAGAAGTAGACATATCTCAGTATGTTGAATGGAACAAAATTGCTCCATTATTCCTAAGTATTTTCTCAACAATAAAAGAAGCATTATATATAGTACCCCTTGCACTACCGATATCACTTATTGAAGATGGTAAAGCAGAAAAAGATAAATATCATGATAATGATAAAGTATATTTTAAAATTCCATTAAAATATTTAGAAAACTATGAACAAAGGAGAAAACAATGATTACATTAGCAACATTTATTGTTAATCTATTGATATTAGCATTGTCCTTATTTTTATTTGCTGCAGGTTTATTTATAATCTATTTATTAATAACTGTATTCCTAGATAAGTACGAGTGGAGATGAAGATAATAATATATGCTGGTTACCATAATCCTTTCTGGAATGATGAAACAAGAGGATTAGGAGGAACTGAAACAGCTATGATAGAACTAGCAAGGTCATTCCCATTAAGTACAGAAGTCTTTATTGTAGGAGATGTGATAGATAAAGATGATGGAAGAATAAAGTATGTGCACACTGAAAACTTAGATAGAACAGTTAATTATGACGCAGTAATTGCAATGAGTTATATTAATTATCTTGAAGAGTTAAGAGATGTTAGATTTACTAAAAGTTTCTTTCAGTTTCATAATACAGATCATCATCCTTGGTGGAGAGGTACAGAGCTTCCTGATATGGGAAATAAATTATTCAAAGATGAAAGATTAACTGGAATAGTTTGTTTAACTGAATGGCATAAAAAAGAGATTGAAAAAAGATATGAAGGGATTATTGATAAAGAAATAATAATAATAGGAGATGGAGTAGTCCCAGTACAACCAGGACCAATAGATTATGAAATGAATCCAATGAAGTTTGTATATGCTAGTCATCCAGCAAGAGGATTAGAAGAAGCAATAGCAATATGGAATGTTATTAAAGAAAAATATTTAAATGCGGAGTTCCATATTTGTACACCATTATATGGAGAGTCAGAACTTAAAAACTATGTAACTGATCAATACAGGATCTATGTACATAATTCTTTAGATAAATATGATTATAATCAATTATTAAAAGAATGTCATTTCTGGCTATATCCAACACAGTATGATGAAACTTGTTGTATGGTTGCATTGGATATGCAGATGAATGGAGTAATTCCTATAACAACAAGGCATGCTGCATTAAATGAAACTGTGAGTACAGGGTTATTTATTGAAGATAAAAATCAATCATGTAATCAATCCCAAGATGAGAATGAAAAAATTATCCAAAATCAACAAATGATAATTGAAAAGATGAATTTACAACTTAAGAAACAAAATAAATTAATTAAAGAACTCCATCAACGTCTTATTAAGGGTGATTATGAATGAGTATATTTATCCCTTAATAATTCAACAATTTCATATAATACCT